AATACTTTCTCTACAAGGCTCTGTAATGCCTATCTACTGGCCTGTTGGTGTCAGTATACCTAAGAACTGTTAGAGGGGCCTTATAGCCGCTTCTAGGCGTGTCTCAGGGCGTTATAGCTGCGCTGTATTGTTGAGTTGGGGAGGGCAGACAGATAACTTGATATCTACCCTAGTGTAGCACCTGCACCATACCACTACATATAGCGTTATACTCATCACTATCTATTACTATCACTACCTCTTATTGCGATTCATTCTCAATAAGGCGTGACGATAGATGATGACAGTGCTGCCAGTACCCAACACCCTGTCCAATGTCCTGCGTACCTGTGCCTGATGCAGATACGCTGGACAAGGCTATTGACATACGCTGGGCGTCCTTGATCGCAACTCCTTGCCACTGGTATTCTCAATAGCTCTGTCCTGATGAGAAAGAATTAAACAGCACACGGCATAGCTACTGTGCGTCCCTGTATATAAGGTAGGGGTACTGGGGGGAATTGCGGGGCCATCTGGCGATATAAGGCTTGTTAAATTTATGTCAAAAATTAAGGGACCCCTCCAGCGTCACCTGAAAGGGCCTTATACTTCTTCTTAAGGTGTTTGTACCTCTGCTTAGCCTGACGCACCTTAACGGGCTTCCTAGACCCCTTAGAGTACCGTTTACCTTGTTCTCTCGGACCAGTACGACTATACATGACTTAGTGCTACATAAACATTAGGGAGATGCTCTTGTAGGAGCTTATAGGCACCCTCAGCTATCATTCTATGTTCCAACTGTGTCCCATTACCACACCGCAGTTGACAGTAATGAATCCAGGACCTAATTGTACCATTCATGTACAGTCGAGTCGGTGTAGCTAGTGGTAGTACTTCCCTAGCACATTCTTTAGCTACCCCAGCTGCTATCATCTCTTCATAGACTGCTTGACTATTGGCAAAGATACTTTCAATAGCAGCACTAAAGTAGTTAGTCAACTTACCTTCTGTATCTACCAATGACGACTGTCTATTTGTATGATCTTGAAGACGTAGCTCTGGTACTACTGCTTGGCCAAGTAAGTTTGTTGGTGAATACCGTTGACTAAACTCCTGGAAGCTAAATGACCTATGCCTAAGGATCTGTGCTGCTATACTACGGGTAGTGTTAATCTCTACACACATGTTAACCATTTCAAATGGAGACCAATGTTGATGCTCGATTAGATACCTAATGAGTCGTTGAGAGGTCTCAGTGTTTGATTGGTTAGAAGGGTTGCTAACACGAGCCATATAAGAAATAAGCTCTTCAGCGTTAGGAGTAATGTGGACTAGTTTGACTTGGTGGGTAGTCATTAGGACTTATGATCGTTTTGGTAGATGGAAGTAGCAGTGATATCATCCCATGCTGATGGGATATAACGATTTCTAATTTTTACTGAATACTCGTTATCGTAATAGTTTTTTGACACATAAACTTGTTTTTGTTCATTAAGTGTCTTAGGGTTACGGAATTGATTACGTAATGGTTGCTTACGATATGTTCTACTCATAACGTATACAGTAGAATAAGTAGTGACAGGATTCAGAAGGATTGGGGAGAATCAGTACTCCAAGATTCAGTATTAGTTAGTGGAAGTTTGTGTCTTTGGAGGTAGTACTTACAGAATGTCCATTCCCAGGGACATTAATAAAGAGGAAGATGTGTCTTGTTAGAGACATGTCTTCCTCCCTTCACGGAGATCCGATCCACCCTTCGGCGCTCCGCTTTACGGGTGGGATCTGCCTAAACCCAGGTGGGGACTGGGCTCTTTTTCTTGCCTCTAGCCTTACGTCTTTGCTCTAAATTCATTCCCATCACGAGGTGATTTGTAGCAGCTTGAGGGTCGTCTAGGAATGTGTCTAGGATGTCATTCCACTCCTCTTGTTTACGCATTTTAACAGCTTCATAGGCACTAATAGACATAGCATCTGTGAAGTATTTAACACCTTGTGCTAGTGAGTCTAATCTGTCGTCATGTTTAACAGCTCCTTTCTCACGACACATCCTACTCATTTGGTAGAACAGCATATACAGTAAACGTTCCTCAGGTGCTGCGTCCTTATTGGAAGAGTAGTCCCATTCTACTACTGACCTATCAACAATAAGTCGGTGTTGATTCATGACAGGTTCTAGTGCATCAATGATCCTGTCTTCTTTACGGACATTAGCACGTACTTCCTCTACGTCTATTGCTTGTTTAGTTTGTTGGAGGTGCTTCTTAAACAGTTCTGCGACGATACCATCTCCGAAGTTTGTTTCGATGAGTAGTTTAGTAACATTGTACCGCTTACACCCACGCAAGATGTCAAGAAGTGTATTGTCGCTATAGCCGTCGCGATAAGCTCGTACTTCGTGAACGTAGAGAAACCCATTCTTTTGACTTATGTATGTTGCTGCTGTTTCGTCACTACCCCTACCTGATGGGTCAACTGAGCAGATTGTTTCTGTGTATGGACCCCAGTCTCCTTGGAGTTGCATCGGGGAATAGAAGTAATCACCAGGTAGGCCAACCGTAGGCAGATCCTTGAGCACATTACGAGGGTCACTGCACCACACAACAGCATCCGGCGCTTGAGTCGGATTAACAGAGGTAATGATGAGATCGGAGAACTTAAGTGGGAACTTTTCTGCATCACTAAGAGTCGTATCCAACATGAATTGAAGCATGAAGTTACTACGACCCATAGCTGCTTCACGTTCTACTAGGTCATCAGATGAGAAGCGATCAGGGTCTGTTACTTCCCAAGCTTCAGCACCTGTGTCTATGTCCTCTTGTAGTTGAGGTGCAAGTAGTCCTTCATAGTTACTAAGTGAACGAGGGTAACGTGCAGGCCACACAAAGGGTCGGTAGTTACGTTCAGCTAGCTTACGGTAGATGGTAAAGGTAGTCTGTGGTGTACCAAGGTACATAATTCTGGAGTCCTTCTTAGGCGTTAGAATAGACTCAGCTTCTGTACAGAGCTGTAGAAGCTTCTCCCGCATCATCTCAGTTAAGCTATTGGACGGAACTTCTACGTCATCCAGAATCATCAAGTCAGCACGAGAGCCGGTTAACTGACCAGTAATGCCAACACTTTTAACAGAAGGAGCTTGGTGAGGGGCACAGTTAATATCAAAACTAATGCGTGACCATCTAGAGGTATCAGCTTTAGGTTGCATGTGCCGTAACCAAGGTGTTTCAATAATTAGCTTTTGACAAAAAATACTAAAGTTATCGGCACGTTCTTTACTAGCACTAATTACCATTACCTTTTTATCATTATCGTTAAACAACGTCCAAAGAACAAAGGCAGCAGTAATCCATGATTTACCAACACCACGAAAAGCCTGCACCATTAAACGTTTTGGGCCATATTGTAGATAATCAGCGATTGCATATTGAGCACGAGTTGGTGACGGTAAATCTAATTGTGCCCAAATTGCTTGAAGAAAGTACTTAAAGTCTTGTTGCAATAAAGTTAGTGAGTCTTGTTGCGATGGTGAGGAGTTCTTCTGGTGTGGCATTAGATTTAATGGTGTTAGCTTTATACGAAATTACCCAGACGTTACCCTTAATGTAACCCTTTGATGAGTCTATGCGATCTAAGGTTGGAGAGCTTTCTTGGACACTTACCGAACCCTTACTTAGTTGTATTCCCAATAACGGGCATTTATCAGGAATCTGAATATCCTCTAATGTAATGTTATGCTCGAACCCCTTACGTTTGGCTCGGCTTTTACTTCTGTTGAGCATTGCTTGCTCAATAGTTGTATTTTCTTTTTGATAATTACGTTGATAAGATCTGTACTCCTCAGTTCTGTATTTTTCTTTTGTACATGTAATACAGTGAGCGGTACATCCTGCTCCCTTTTTGTAGAACTCGCTTAAAGGCTTTTCCACGCCACAGGAACGGCATTGTTTGTTCATAGTGGTAGAATATACGTAAAGGCACCTAGAGGCCCCTTGTAGAGGCTCCTAGGTACCACTGTGAGCCTGCGAGCAGACTCTGGTGAGGGGTTAGACTTGATCGCGGATAGTCCTCATTGCAGCATCAGAAAACCGCAAGAATTGTGACATAGGATTTAACATATTTACAAGAGGCATTAGATTGCCTTTTGCAGCCTGTCTAAGTGGATCAGCTTCAGCTCTTTTGGAACCAGCACCTTGACCACGTGGAACTAACTGAGGCTTACCTCCCTTATAATCAACACCAAAACTAGTAGGACGACCATCGTTGGTGTAGACTTTATTAGCCTTTTTATCTAACCAATATGGTGTTCCATTAACTATAACACGTTCAGGACCACCTTGTGCTGCTCTAGGAGCTGCTAGTTCAGTAGCCACAGCGGCAGCAGCTGGTACAGCAACAGGAGCGGCTTTAACAGCAGCCCCAACAGCTGGTATTAACCGACTCATAATAGGTTTAACTATAGGATCTGTTGCCATACCAATAGCAGTACCTTTGGCAACTTCTTCTAGAGCTTTAGTAGGTTGACCTTTTTGTAGAGGCTCGATTGCAGAACCAACGTTAAATGGTAGTTGACCTTTAATGCCCGGTGCTAGCTGTTTAAGTTGAGAGCCTGTTGGGATTGGGATTGGTAAATACCCACCGATGTTTTGAGCGCCTTGTAAACCAGCTCGTGTTAAATTACCTGAAGCATTAATTTTAAGAAGCTCTTCAATTTTAACATCAGGTAAACGACCACCAATTTTTGTTGTACCTACATGTAGACGCGCAGCCTCTTGTGGACTAGTTGCTAGACCAGCTTTTTGTAGACGCTCAAGTTGATCCGGTGGTATATAGTCCTGAGTAGCATAGTTACCAGTCGGAGTTTCCGCAAACTGCTGTGTATAGGATTCAGCATATCTACCAACATCTGTGGTTGGCGTACCGTGGCCCAAAGATTTCCCAAGGTTTACAGCTTCTACAGCTTTTTGCCTGGTAAATTTGCTATGATCACGTACTTCTTTATTTAGGTACTTATCAAATGAGTAAGGCTTTCCACCTATATTGATAGTTGCATTTCTATCACCAACAAGTTCATCCCATTGAGCAGCGGCTTCGTCCCTAATAGCTTTGTTTACTACCTTTTTACTGGAACCAATTCTAGTACTTCTACCAACATCTGCTTTTGCTTTTGTTTCAAAAGCTTCTGCTTTTAAGTCACCAGCTCCAGATACATTAGGTATACGTTTACGAACTCTTAGCTCAGTACCATCAGGCAATATATAGCGATTACCGCCAGTAAGGGATCCTTTATCTTGGTAATGTTGGTAAGCTAGTCGTTTAGCTTCTTCTCTGTCGCTGACTTTAATAAAATCAGCCACAACTCAGCTCCCAACAACAGCCGACTCACCACGCATACGACGCTTACGCTCTTCCTCCATTTTGGCCATCATTGCCTCACGACCAGCACCAGGCCGTTGACGAGGCTTCTCATCACGCTTAGCTTTAGGAGGGTTAGGCTTATTGTTAGAGTCCATGTAGGTACCAGAGGTTTTTGCTTTACTGTAGTCCTTGGACTTTTGTGCTTTCATACCCATATCGACATCAGTACGGAAGTTCTCAGCCTTAACCGACTTAGCCCGTGTACCAATAGGGTTACTCTTGATATCTTGTGAGGTTACCTTCTCACCTTTTTGACGACGTTGAGATGCTTCGATCATTTGCTTGATCTCTTCACGCATCTCTTTAAGTGTTTTCTTTTTGTCCATGATTAGCGAATGTGTGATAGAATTAATGTTTCCCTATTAGTAGGACCAAATGTGTCCCTCATCCATTGTAGCCAATTACTACTTCCTTTAGCCTGATTGCATTTCCTACAGCTGGGTACCAAATTTGAAGTAAGGTCTTCGCCACCAAAACACTTAGGGCGAACGTGGTCAAGTGTAAGTTCATGTAGTTCATAAGTTTCTCCGCAGTATACGCATTGACAATTAAAGTATTCCTTAATTGCACGACGGTGTAGCCTTTTTGCTTCAGAGCTTGTCATCGTTATTAGGTTGTGGAGGTAGTGATCAGGACTAGGCAGGAGTGGAGTCATGTTACAGGATCAGGAAGTCATCCATACTTCTTACCCTTACGTGGGCGGGTACGATTAGCTTTAGGTGATTCTAACTTGCCTTTATTAGGACCAGTATGGGAAGCATCCATACCATCACCATTACCATAAGTACCAAGCTTACGGTTTAGCTTATTTGCGTTAGTACGGATCTTAAGCCCTTCTTTTGTTTTATTATATTTAGCCTGTTGCTTGAGGCGCTTAGCCTTAGCCTCAGGGTTAGACTTGTAATAGTTAGATGTGCGACTTGCCATACAACCTCTTCTGGATAAGTTCAGGGTCTACCTTA